GGAAAACCCGCCCAGAAGCCCGCAAAGGGCGAAAAACGCAACCGCCAAGAGATCGACACCACCGCCGCCCCTGCTGAGTCGCTCCAGTTGGTCGAGATTGCCGACGGTGTGGCCGTCATCCCCGCCGAGGGTTACGACTACCGCGCCACCCTATTCAACCGCCGCCAGATTAAGGCGCACGGCGCAACCTGGAACAAAGAGGCCCAGCAGTGGCAGGCCACCGACCCCGCCACCGTCGAAGCTCTCCGCGCCTGGTTCGCACAGTCTGCCCCCGCTGCCGATGAGCAGCAGGAGCAGGCCACAGAACCCGCAACCGCATCCGCCAGTTATAGCGACTCTGAAAAATCAGAAATTCCCGCAATAGCCGCCAACCGTCTGACCCCAGCCGATGAGCCGGAACCCGTGGCCATTGCTGCCAGTTATGGCAGTGAGTCAGAAACATCCGACGCAGTGCCCGCCGCTTATTATAGCGGGTCTGAGAAATCAGAAGCCTGCAGCCTCTATAATTTCAGCTTCAAAAATCGTACCGCCGAGCAGTGGAACTGCCTGACCAAGTTCGACACCGAGGCCGATGGCGAGAAACTACTCCAGAAAACCGCCGAGGGTCATGGCTTACTCTCTGTCAGTGCTTGCGACTTCCTGGACGTTCAGGCCGATTATATCATCTATTTCAGCCGTCGCAATGGTGATTATATTTGCATGTATTTGGCTGACTTCAATGGCCAGCCACTCCGCCGACCTATTGAGGAACTGCGAGGCCGTTTGCTCGATGCTCGTAAGGCTGCCGAGTTAAAACAGATAGCCCAGAGCATTCAGGAGGCCGACCGCGAAGGCTGTGCCTACGAAATCCACGCCGGTGCCTCTGTTGTCAGAGTTGACCGCGACCCCCGCACCCCTGGCCATTTCCGTGCTACCTGGTACGTGTCCGGCGAACTCGATGAGCGCCGCAAAGCTCAGACAGCTGAAGACGCTGCCGGCATGGTCTGGCTACTCCGTGAGAGTTGCACCGCCGAGGGTAAGCAGTTCTGTGTTAAGCGCCCCAAGGTCGATTATAGCGAGGCTGCGAAATCAGAGGATCCAGCGTCTGCCATTTCTCTCTCTACTGTGTCCGCTGGTGCTGTCAACGACGAGGATGCCCCTGCAGCACTGTTGAAACGCTACCAGGAACGCAAGCAAAAACTCCTCGCTATCGGCTATCCCTATTATTCCAGGCTGAAGAATGAGGATGGTAGTTTCAATATTCCCACTTCCGACGAGTCAACCTATTGGGACTATGCCGCTGGAGTCATCACCATTGAAGAAGCTGCCAGGGAATTGTGCCGGTGTGGTTTTACCAATACCGTCGATGAGAACTACACCCGTATAGTCTTTGCCAGGATAAATGAACGACTGCACAAGCTGGATGATGATCTCAAACCTATCAAGGTTGCTACCTGAGCGTAGCAACTTTATAGCCACTCCCCAAAACCCCCGTTTTCATCGTTTCATCATTTCATCAATTCATTAACCGAGGGCACACCCTCACAAAACATCACGCATTATGGACGTAAAAATCAAGAAAGTTCTTTCCTGGACTATTCCCTTTTTCGGTAATGATCACATCATGCCTTATGGCTCCCTTCTCGTAAGCGATGGCACCAGCGAGCGCGTCTGTCACACTCATGGCGATCGCTACTATGATAATGCAGGTTATCAGTACATCACCTTCAATCGTCGCCGCTATGAAGTTCTCGCCTCTGGTCATCCTGCACGAGGCACTATGAAAATCTCACTGCGACCCGTCGCATAACCCTCGTAAACCAACAAATTTCGATTTTATTTTAATTTTTCTGCAAAAATATTTGGTAGTATCAAAATATATTCGTATCTTTGCAGCGTCAAATAAAAGTTTAACCGAGCCACGAGGCTCACAAAAAAGTTTTTCATCATGTTACAGACAGCAACAACTCAGGCATCCTTTGCCGCAATCAACATTCAGAACGTCGCTAAACAGCGAGAGAACAAACAGGCTACCTTCTCAGCTATCATTCAGGACAACTGGGAAGCATGTAAGAACCGCTTTCGTGTTACGTTCACCAATGGCACCACCGAGATCAAGCGCCTTTTTACTAACAGTGGAATGGTCTGCGAGTATGGCAAAGGCCGCCGCACCTATGGCCACTATGCCTACATCGACAACTGGCAGAGCCTGGAACCCGTGAAGGCCGCCCCTAAGTATAGTTACACCATGTTCCACCGCAACACCACCAAGGCCGCCGCTCTCCTGGCTGCCTCTGGCTTGTGGCCCGAAATGCAGAAGCGCATGGCTGTTATGTCCCAGTTCTCCCAGTCTGAATATAACGAGATTATGGATATCTATCAGAAGCGCTGGGACTGCGACTATCGCGACACTGAGAAGCGTCAGGAACTGGAAAAGTCCTTCAACGACTTCTTCACCTCTCGTGGTACTACTCCCGACTACTACCACTTCAAGCAACTCAGCGAGAAGTCACAGATCATCAGCATCCCCTTCGGCAAAGATGGCAGTTATGAGCGCCGCATGGTTGCCAACCATTTAGAGCAGGCCCAGCAGTCCGCTGCCGACTATGACGATGGCTTTGGCGTTCGTTGGTATGGCAGCTATGATTACAGCGTCTCTGTCAGCAAGAAAGATGGTGTACTTCGTGGCTGGTACTCTGCCGAGTACAAAGGTTGTGGCAATGGCCATTATTACCTCCTACTCGATGCTACTCATGCCATCTATGGCGAAGACGATTGAACCACCGTGCCCAGCGGTTTTCCGCTGGGTTTCTATCTTCTCTTTCATCAATTCATACATTCATCAATTCATTAAAGCATACAACTATGGCAAAAGATAATAGCATGGCATGGTACAACTCATTGCCGAAAGATAAACAGCAGCTTCTCGATCTCTGGGAAGAACACGATTTAACATGGGACGGCCCAGCATGGGACGATAAGCCCCTCAGTGTTGAATTGAATATGAGCACGAACGCCGGTGGCGATATGTATATCAATCTGGAAGAAATCAGTGCCGACGCTCTCGAAGAGTATGTCAACAGCTTTGATGTCAACGAAGAGGTTGCTATTTGGTGGCCTGACGGTGTGGCCGGTCGTGGTGTACCGTTCGATAATCAGGCAGAACATGTCGAAGACTTAGAACTCTGGCTTGCAGAACTCCGCGACATCATCGATGCCTCACGAGGTATTGAGCACGAACTTACCCACCAGCAGGACCTGGCAGTAGAAAAATTCAAATCATCATTCAAAGAACTGGAGCGTATGGGGATTGCCATTTCTTACGACCAGAACAAAGGTTTTACATTTCATTCAGCAGCTTAATTATGGAACCAAGAATTATCCACGGACACAGTTACCTGTGTAAGAAGTCAGTAGTAGGTGGTAATCGCCAAATCTACTACACAAAAGGAAATATCTATAAGTGCGAGGTAAATTCACCGTATGCACCTAATACACCGAATTTCAAGTACACATGTGGCCATATTACGAATAACTTTGGTAATACTTATCATGCCTGGCCATACGACCCTCAGAACAATCCACTCTGTCACGACAGTTGGACTGAATTTTTCACAGAAGTAAAATCTTAAAAACTCCGATATTATGAACATGTTTTCTTATAACTCCGATTTCTATCCCACCCCGAAAGAAGTCATTGCCCAGATGATGATGGGCGAAGATATAGTAGGTAAAACCATTCTCGAACCCTCTGCCGGTTCTGGCAATATCGTTGACTGGCTTAAAGATAATGGAGCCAAGGAGGTCATCGCCTGCGAGAATGACCCTACCCTACTCCGCATCCTACGCGGCAAGTGCGACATCCTGGCTGAAGACTTCCTGACAGTCACCTCCGAGCAGGTCAGCCACTGCGACTATATCGTAATGAACCCGCCCTTCTCTCATGGTGCCGAGCACATTCTTCATGCTTTCGATATTGCCCCTGCTGGTTGCACCGTCGTGGCCCTATGTAATAGCAGCAACTTCGACTCTTGCTATTGTAATAAGACCAAACAGCACCTCGCCGAGACTATCGATCTCTACGGACAGCGCGAGTCGCTGGGTAACGTCTTCCACACTGCCGACCGTCAGACAGATGTCAACATCGAACTTATCAAGCTATACAAGGAGGGTGCCGGTGCCAGTGAGTTCGACGGTTATATCTTTGAGCAGTACGACTCCGACACTGCTGGCACTCAGGAAGGACTCATGCAATACAACTTCGTGCGCGATATTGTGAACCGTTACGTCTCTGCTGTCCGCATGTTCGATGAAGTTATGGCTATGTCAAAGCGCATCAATGAGGTGGCCGACTTCTACGATTTCCGCACCGTCACCGACCCTAAGACCGGCGAAACTCGCCAGGAGCCACAATACTATGGCGGACTGCCTATCACCTTTGGCGCTCAGACCAAGGGCGAACACCCCACCGCTATCAGCCACCAGCGCTACAAGCGAGAACTGCAGAAGCACTACTGGCATATCATTTTCCAGAAGCTCAATATGGAGAAGTATGCCACCCGTGAACTTCGTGAGCAGATCAACCGCTTCATCGAGTCCCAGAAGTGCGCACCATTCACGATGAAAAACATCTATCGCGTCATCGATATGGTCATCCAGACTAACGGACAGCGAATGCTTACCGCCCTGGAAGAAGCCTTCGACCTCATTTGCTCACTATCTGCCGAGAACTCCACCGCTGGCGAGAAATGGAAGACCAACGCTAACTATATGGTCAATCGCCGTTTCATCGTTGACTATATCACAGAGGGCTATTTCTATGGCTCCACCCGCCCCACTGTTGACTTCCCTTGTGGTGGTGGCCGTACCGACCGCATGGAGGATGTCTGCAAGGCACTGTGCTATCTCACTGGACGCAATTACGACGAGATAGGCCGTCTAACTCAGGTAGGCCGTGGCCAACAGTGGGGACAGTGGTTCGAGTGGGGCTTCTTCCGCTGCCGTGGCTATAAGAAGGGCACCATGCACTTTGAGTTCCTGGACGAAGACGTATGGGCACGTTTCAATTACGAGGTAGCCGTCCAGAAGTCCAAGACAAAAGGCTGGGACCTCCCAAAGGTCACACCTAAGAAGTCGAAAAAACAAAAAGCCGCCTAACCCCTACCCGCCCCCACTGGCTCCCCCAGTGGGGTGCTCTGTTTCGTTTATTGTCAGGCGATTTTATCGCTAAAACAAAAAATTTTCACCCAAAATCAAAATTTTATCGAAAAATATTTGGTAATATCAAATTATATTCGTATCTTTGCACCGACAAATAAAAGTTTAACCGAGGGGTAGCCCTCACAAAAAACATTTTTCGCTTATGACACTTCAAGAATTTAAGAACGAAGCCGCCCGCCGAGGTCACACCTTCGACAACAGCGACAATGCCTCTCGTGCATGGTCTCGCTCATGGGGTCTTACATGGTGGCGCGATGTATGGTTCTATCGTGAGTACCGCCTGGGTGCTTTCACCTATCGCACTGGCCGCGTCCGCCAGCGTCATCACTCTTACACTAACACCGAGTATCGTATTAACGACTCTGAGGTTTCACAACGTGAGTTTCTGAAGGCTCTCGACACATTTCAGGCTCCCGCCCTCTCTGCTGATGAGCAGTCCTACATCCAGCAGCAAGAGCAGCTCGCACGTCAGGCTGCAGCCCGTCGTGCTGCCTGGCACCGCTCCCACCCTTCACGCTCTCGCCGTCAGACCTCTTCCGATCATGCTGTGCAACTCACATTCAATTTCGCTGCATGATTTCATCAATTCATAAATTCATCAATTCACCGTTTCACTAAAAAACACTAAACAATTATGGCTAAATTTAATTTCGGAGTCGTCAGACCATATATGGTCGAAGAACAGCGCATGATAAATCGTTATGCTAACGAGAACGAGGACACTCTGCCCATGCTGCATTCACCTCATATCAAGTTGGGTCACTATGACACCCAGACTATCGCCTCTGTTGCTATGCGTGGTCTCACCCTGAATGGCTGGACGTGTAAGCAAACCTATAAGTGGTGGCAGGACTATCGCCGTCACCAATCTGCCCTCTATCCTGGCTCATGCTCTTCTGAGGTCTCTTGTGGTCCTAAGATTTTCGAGCGCGTATGGAACACGCTGGCTGAATGGCTGCCATATCATCTGCCTAAGATTACCAACAGTCGGTGGTACTATATGAACATCACCGACTGGGACGGACGCAGACGCAAGTGGTATTTCGACCGCCCAGACGATGCCACCGCCGTGCATTATTTCTTGCACCATAAAAATTCAGATCACGATATCAACGAATATCATTCCCTCTATTCTGTCATCTGGGACGGTCAGAACTTCGTCAATCCGAAACGCCTCTCAGTTTCACGAAAAACTGCATAAATTCATTCATTCATCAATTCATAAATTCATGTCACACTATCCATACACATTCACCCTTTCCACCGCCACCGGCGACCACGGCCACCAGTACCCGCTACTCACCGCCAACGAATACCCCTGGATGAACGTCCAGATTATCCCCACACCCGACTCTCAGCGCACCCTCATTCTCGATGCACTCAATAAGCGGGGTGGGGGAGTGGCCACCGTCGATGGCCGCACCGACTTCGTGGCTATTCAGGCCGGTGGTGGCACCGATGAGCACCCCACCATCCCAATCACCCGCCAGAACTACCAGCATGTCGCCGCCATTCTCCACGACTGTCTCCAAGCAGCTGCCGACCACTGGGCCGCCACTCACCCCGTCGAGTAGAGCGCCCAGCGGTTCCCTTGTTGGTCCTCTGTCCTGTCTCTTTTAGGGCGATTTTATCGCCAAAACAAAAAATTTTCGCCAAAAATCAAATTTTTATCGAAAAATATTTGGTAGTATCAAAATATATTCGTATCTTTGCAGCGTAAAATAATAAATAATATGTTTCACCGAGGGTCAGCCCTCACAAATAAACAAAGAATATGAAAGTAACAATCGACAATTTTAACAACCAACTGGAAGTCACCGTTCAGGGCGACACCATGACCGTAGCGTTAGAACGTGGCCACTTCGTGCTATCTGATGCAGTCAATACTGAGTGCTCTTTTGAGACAGAAGAAGACTACGCCCGACTGTTGCACGATGCAGCTCTGTCGTTAGTAACGCTGGGTACAGACGTTACCAGTTTCGATGAGTGGGAGAACCTGTTTAGCTCATGGGCCGACGATGAGCCTGGCGACGATGCAGATCCCGAAGACCTCGAAGCCTATCACAAGTGCATGGCGAATGACCGTGCCGACTTTGAGCGCGAACAGGATGCCGCCCGCAACTGGCAGTCACTGACTGACCTCGATGCAAAAGCCATCTGGGACTACCTCGAAAACCGCTGGCAAATCTAATTATTCATTCATACATTCATTAAATCATCAATTCATTAAAACATACAACTATGAAACATTCAGCAGATTTTTATAAAGTGGTAAACGCAGTTTTGAATACCCTTCGCCAGGGTGGTTCTGTTCCTTACTACATGGTAGCCAACAGCTCCGAGGGTGGTGCCTATACTCCTGAAGACGACTTCCGCGAACTCCGCCTGTCTCTTCTGGCTTACAATACCGCCGACGATGACGAAGACGTAGCCGACCAGAATTTTCGTTCTGAGCACTCCGACTGTGATATCTGGACGCTTTTCCGTGGTAATGACTTTATCTGCCTGGCTATCGACCCCGACAACTACATCACCAGCAGCTACGACCTCCGCGACATGATTGCAGACGATTACGATTTAGAGTGTGCCGAGATTACAGAGGGCATGAATGGCTACCCTCGTGGCCTTCGTGGTTGTGTCCTCCTGAATGATAAGGATGCCACCTTCGAGAGCATGGAACGTATGGCCGAACTCTATGGCGTAGAGGTTGTATCGCTCCGCTGCAAGGATGGCTGGCAACTCTGGGAGTCTCAGGGCACCGCCTACGAGTTATACGACTTCCAGAATATCCTGGTAAATCGCGACGACAACGCCCTTACCTTTGGCTCATTCAAAGAGTATGCCGACTTCCTCCGCGAGACTGCATCTGACGAAATGGTTGAAGACATGGCCGCCCATGCACTCTTCGAGAAGGTTAAGAAAATCGAAGACAAAGAGGTTGGCGATAACGAGTTTATCCGCACCTCTACTTACGATATCAGCTACTACGAACTGTTAGACCGCCACGTCTCTCACTATTCATACGACACATGGAATTACACCCTCGCTCTCGACTGTATGATCTCCGACTAACCTCCCGTTATAGCACCCCCAGTTATTCACCGTTTCACTAAAAAACAGAAAATAATTATGACACATTCAGATTACATCAACGCCGTTGGACGCGCCAACTATTACTCCCACATGTACTACGTCGCATCCGCTCCCGTCATCAGCGATGCCGACTTTGATGCCCTCGTCGCTCAGATCGAGCAGTTCGAGCAGCAGCACCCCGACCTCGTTCTTCCTGACAGCCCCACACAGCAGGTAGGCTCCGACCTCAATGGCAATGGCCGTATCGCTCACCGCACCCCCATGCTCTCCTGTCAGAAGGCTCAGGACATCCAGAAGGTTGCTTCGTGGATCACTAAGACCAACCAGCGCATAAACGCCCTCACCGGCGACAACCACACTGGCGGTTACAAGCTCGTAGCCATGTGGAAGTACGACGGCATTTCTTGCTCTCTCGTCTATCAGG